CCGAAACAAGGGCATCGTAAAACGTTAAGCCAACGGCGGGAATAATCCAACGGTATTCTGCATCCTGAATGTGAGGGCTTATCAATGACTTATCAAGGCGTATGTCCGCAGGCGTTGGTCTTGCAACTCCGCCGCTTATTACCTCAGACGGTTGTATTAATTGGCTCATTTGTTTCTATTGGTGAATAACCTAATATTTCCCTCTTTTCATCTTGCGTCAAATTATCCTCAACCGCAATGTCACCCATGAAAGACACGGGTAAAGTGTTTGATATGGAAAATTGAACGTCTTTTAAGGCTGGGTTATAAAGCCCAATTTCGGCTAAATAAGGATTTATGATTTTAGATAACATCAAGTTTTGGCGCGGCTTAATCACCGTACTTTGCAAATATTCCATTTCCTGACGTATCTGTTGATTGCTTCCAAGTTGCCCCGCCGTTGCGAAGCCTGCAAGTGACTTGCTCCACCTGTTCGCCACGACAATCGCCGAGGCTGCCAAGTTTTGCAAGTTTAAAAATTCCCCTTCATTTTCTTTTGAAGTGGGAATCCAATTAGCTTTTAATTTCTCGTCCCTCAGGACTTGAACAAATAACTTATGGTTGTTTGCCATGCCCGTGAATTTGCTTTCTATTCCTTCAACAAGTTTCTTTGCCTCAGCTGGCGTGATTGAACCGAAAAATTGCATGATACCCGAAGGCATGAAGCCGTTTTCAAACTTACTTGTATTAAACCGCTGAATCCTGTATTCCATTTCAGCCCACATTTTCGCGCCAATCCACTCAGGTAAGCCAAAGTAAAAATATCCAGCGGCGTATTGCTTAACATGGATAACGCTTCTTTGTGTTCCGTCCTCAAATTTCTTAAAATCTGGGTACATTGGTACTTCCCTGAACCCTTCGCTTTCGTAAAATACGCCGTCGGTTGTAAGTGGTACTTCTTCCCAGTTGTCGTAAATGCCAACCGATTTTATAAGCTGATCCGCTTCGGCTTTTCGAATACCAATGTTATAAACGGGTACATGATAAATATAAGTAAACGGTTCGCTGCCTATTTTACCTTTAACAATTTCGCAAAAGCTATTCCCAAAAGCATCATAGTCAAAAGCAAGTTGAGCCAAAACCTCCTGAAGATTTTGACCGTGTAAATTAACCTGGCTAATAACATCCTCAATTTCATTTAAAGAATCGTCGGTGATAACCTCACCCTTCATCGTGGTTGTAAGCAATGTATTTGCCTTACCCTTCATGGGAATAAAGCCGTCACCGACGACCATGTTTGTTTTATCTTCTATTATCCTTCTTAACGTCGGCGAATTATTTACAATGGCGATAAGGCTTTTTAAAAAGTCATCCTTTTGAGTGAAGAACCTTACCCACTTTGCCCCTGTGAAATCAAGCCTCTCCCGTGACGGCTCATTAAAAATATCCTCCTTTACAAGCATTGTATTGGAGGTGTCTAATGTAACCGAGGCAAGTAAAGGGCTTTGATTCCGCTTACTTATTCGATTGTTCCTGTTCGGGACTGCCTGTATTTTCTTTAATTGTTGGCTCATAGCTTTTTTTCTCAGGGGTAAAAATGACGTGTTGCCCAACGGTATGAGGGCTTGATTTATACCAAGCCCTCAATTCGTTTTGTGAAAGTTCGCCGATAGTTTTTCGAATAATGCCAGCTTTGCCCGAAAGGTCTGCCCCAACGTAAAGCATTTGTTTGCTTTTATCTCTAACTATCATACTTTTATTAATCTAAGGCGTTCATCACTGTTTCGCCGTTCACAATGTACCTCGCTTTGTTCGTGGTTCTGCAAGTAATGGTAAGCGTTTCTTGATTAGAATCGGTAAACAATGCACCCGATAAACCTTCTGCGCTTGTTAACCTTGCCACCCTTTTCTTTGCCCCAATGGTTTCAACGCCCCATATCCAATAGTTACCCGTGTTTTCCACGTGTACACAAACCAAGCCGCACGCCTGACCTGCCATGTCTTGAATAAGGTTTCTTAAATCCTGGTCACGGCAATTAATGATTCCCACCAAACTTTGCTCAATGGCTACTGACAAAGTATCAGGATCTTGCGTCACCGTTTCCGTGAATGCTCCTGAGTTATCTCTAAATTCTACTTCGTAAAAAACGGCAGCCGTGGAAGCCATTGTTATTGCTGTGGTTGCTCCCGATGCGTTGTTGGTAATGCTTGTTACCTGATTTGCATTGGCAATATAAAATTTACCAATACCACCAGCGCACGTTCCGTCTGTACATTGATTAAGCCAACCGCTTGTTATTGCGCTCATTCTTTTTTATTAGTAGCCTAAGCTGATTAATGATGGGTGAATATAATTCACGCCCATTTTAAAGCGTGCCTTGATATACACCTTTTCGTCTTTCTGGTCATACCAAAGTTCCAAAGCCGTTTCAGGGCTTAACACGTCGGTTGCAAGTACCTTGTTTTGCGGCGTGGTATATTCAACATAATGCGGCTTAGTTGTTCCAAGTGAGGTTGCAATGTCGTCCCAACGGAATTGAGGAATAACCGTTACACCACGGAATGTGAATTGCTCAACACCGTTAATCAACTGAAGTAAACCATAGTCACCGCCGCCGCCGTTTTCAATATCCTCACGAAGCTGAGAATAAACACTTTGCGTCACATTGAACACCTTTTGGTTAGCTGGTAAACCTTTTAACTGCAAAGGAGCCTGGTCATACACCGCGCGAAGAATCGCGAAGCCATCACCAGCTCCAAGGTCTGCACCTGAGCCCGTGTTGCAACGTGGAACTAAATCTTGTGCAACTAACTGAGGGTAATAAACAGTCCAAAAACCATCAAGTGAATCAAAGTTAGGATTATTTGAAGACTGGTCACCGAAATAAGAAAGACGGGTAATGTCATTTCTTATCGCCTGTTGTGTACGGGTCAAAAGAATGTTTTCAATCAACGTTCCCGAAACATCTGGAAGCCTTGTGCCTGTTTTCAATAACTCTTCAAAAACGGTATCCTCGAACTCGTCCCAACACATTTCTAAATCAACCTTCATTTTTTCAACGTCAATGGTACGCTGATAAATGTCAACCGAGCCAACTGGATTAAATCCGCAGCCTGAGTATTTTCTTACAATGTTCTCAAGTTGCTGAACGAAAACCATTTTCTTTTTATTTGCAACGTTTCCAAGTACACGGAATTGCCCGCGAAGGTCATCGTCAAAGAAAACTGGTTCTAAAAAAATGTTATTTGCCTCCGTGCCTCTGAAGGACACATCTAATTGGCTTATTTCAACTAATGCCATTTGTTTTTAATTTTAAAGATTTGGGTAAGAAATGGTTGCGGAAGTATTGGTTAAAACCAATGAATCCTCAATCACAAATGAAAACTCCGTTTTTGCTCCAGCCGCTGCCGTTGCAAATAACACCTTCCAATCGTTGCCTTTGTTCAACGCCGTGGTTGCTATCTGTAAGATTGCCGTTGGTGCTGAGGATTGCCAGTTGGCGTAAGCCTCGTTACCTGATTCGTCAACGACGGTAACCTTGTAAAAATCACTTGCACTTGTTACACCCGTCAACGGTGCGATGCTTAAGCGATTGCCAGCCGTGGAAGTGCCATAGGTGAAGGAAACGGGAATGCGATCCTCAAAGGTATCTATACCGTATAATTGCTCCGCGTTTATCCCTTGCGCGTTGGCATACGGATTTGTGCGGTTTAAACTGTTTTGCCCGACGTATGTGTTTGAATCGAGAAAACCATTAACGTTTGCTGTTGCCATTATCTTTGTGAGATTTTGTTTTGAACTAATGAAGCGAAAGAATCAAAATAACTCGATTTCGCTTTTGTTTCTTGAACCTTTTCGTGGGCTGAGCCGCCCGAAGGAAGTCCAACGCCTTTTTTAACTTGCGCCCTGAGTGCAACCAATTCATTTCCCAATGTTTCAAGAACTGTTTCGATTTCCGCGATTGAGTTCTTTTGTTCATCGGTCTTTTTGTACATTGATTCAATTTCCTCTTTTTGCTTTGAGTTAATGGCATCCATTTCATCGGGTGACATTACAATGTAACCTTTCTCCTTTAACATGGAAATAGCTTTTTCAACTTCATCCATCTCAGGCTCTTCAATTACTTTCTCCTCCTCAATAACATTTTCCACAGCGGGAGTTTCATCTATGCTATTAAGAAGGGATTTGATTTTTTCTAAAATAGAACTACCCATTTCATCTTCTTTTTTTGTGTTTGTTAATAATGCGGCTGGAACATTCAAGAACTTGTTTAGGCTATTTTGCAACGGTAACATATCTATGTTTTTTTCGCCAACTTTCACAATTTCATCAATGAAGCCAAATTCTAATGCTTCCTGAGCGGTCAGCCATGTTTCGGCTGCCATCATTTTTGTAATATTTTCTTGAAGGTTATTTTGGTATCCTTTGCGTTTAAGAACCGAAGCCGTGTAAATGTCAAGTAACTTTGCCTCCATCTTGTCCAATAATTCAGCCGTTGCCTCAAGTTCGTCGGCGTTACCCATCGTGTAACTCCAAGGTCGGTGAATCATCATGAAGGCGTTTTCAGTCATCTTAACATTATCCGCTGCCAACAATACAACCGTTGCAATGCTTGCTACCAAGCCGATTCCTGTTGCCGTGGTTTCTTCGGGATAATTAGCAACTAAGTCAGCAATGCCCATTCCTTCGGTGACGCTGCCACCGCCTGAGGATATTGTTAAATTAATTGGCTGCCCGTTCGCCTGGTTAATCTTTGTTCTTACTGAGTTGTAAGAATTAACCGATTCCGAAATTTCCCCTAAAATATCTATACTTACTTTTGCCATGTTTTTTACTTTGTCCTTTTGTATTGCCTTGTACTTCGCCTCAGCCCAAACCCTCATGGCACTACCGCCCCATGCGTCATACATTACTGAGCCGCAAATTTCAGAACCGTCTTCATCAAAGTATTTTCCCTGGTCATACGTTTCCGCGCGGCTTAAAAAGGAATATGTACGCTGAACCGTTTCTTCGCTTAATCCCTCACCGTTGGCGATTTGATTCGCACGTTGCCAACCGACAAGCGTACCGCAGTCAGACCCGTTCTTTTCCTTGTGGTCAAGTGCGCGTCGTGCGTTGTTCTTTGCGGCATCTGGATAATCGGCGTATGTCATAAAAGAAAAATAATTTATTTACAAAATTACTCGGTCTCGTTTTTATCTTTTCTTTTTTGCTTGATTTGATAACCAAACCGCTCAGGGTGCTGCACCATGTTATAAACGTGCTTCTTACTTATTCCCGTTCGTATGCTTATTTCCATCATGGCATCCATCTTTGAATCATTTGAATAAAGGCTATTCGGGTAAAGGTGCATGACCATATATTTCGCCACCGTCTTTTCCTTTACCACGTCTGTTTTAACCAGAAAGGAAATAAGGTGAAAGAAACTGGGTGTAATGCCTTCCTTTTGGCAAAATGCACTGTATTTATTCAAGATTTCATGTGTAAAATCCTGTAACAAATCACCATTAATCATTTCAAATTCATCCATTTTCGTTCCAATATTGTACTATTTGCCTCATTTTACCGATTACTTTTGTCCGACACGCGGGACAATTTCGCCGCTCAGGCTCATAATGATTAACAAAATTGTTATATACATTGAACAAATAATCCATGTCGTTAGGGTCAATGCTCAAAACCCTGTATGTCCTATTGACCGTGGCGGTAACTTGCGCCTTGTATTCCTCAGGGATTCGTGAACCAAGTTCTCCCCAGATGTTTCCTGTTTTCATGCAATTACACATTTATAAAGTGGCATTTATTTTTAGCTTATTTCCCTCAGCAAGATCGCGCGCAATGTCCTCGCTTACAACGTATGCTTGAAGCCTGTCAATCCTATTGTTTATCGCGTCGGTCTTTGCCTCCATGACTTGCAAAAATTCGTTCATGTTTCCCTGTAAACCTAAGCCTTGTATCGGTGGGCTAATCGGTGGAACCATGCCACCCTCAGCAAAACCTTTGATACCAAGCCGCCTGAATGTGGGAGAACCGCCTAATAAACTTTGCTGGCGTTGGTTCAATACAACCTCACCGCGTTTAACGTATGCAAGTACATTGTCACCGTTTGAACGCGTTGGTATATTTTGCTTTTGATTCACCCGTTGCCCTGTGACAACGCCACCTTCGGCAAGCGGCTGGGCTGCAATGGTTGCAATTTGAGCGGCGGCTGCGATACCTGTGGGAATAGCAAGTAAGAAGCTGCCCTGCGCTAAAGCCCTTTGAAAAGCCAAAGCGCCCTGAATGATTGCTTGAATAATGGCAATACGTTTTTCTTCCTTTGCGGCTTTGATTCTTATCGCTTCGGCTTCGGCTTGTTGTTGCTTTAATAATTCCTTTTGGGAGGCAATATCCCTTTCAATTCTTTTCTTTCTTATTCCTGATGCCTTTTCCGCTTTTGCCTCAAGTTCTGTAATGTTATTTTCCGTGTTCGTTATTTGCTCGTTAATTGCCTCAGCTTCTTTTTCCGCGCGTGCTTGCTGGAAGGTTGCGATAATGTCGGTAACTGACAAGATTGAGTTACTAACTGAATCAATTAATTTTTGAGTATTTTCTTGTTTGTCTTTTAATTGCTGGTCATTTATTTCTTTTTGTTTCTTTGCTGCATCGGCTGAGTTTTTTATAATTTCATCTTGTACCTTTTTTAAATCTTCCTTTTCCTTTTTTGCTAAATCGGAAGCCTTTACACTTTTTAAAGGAGTTGTTGTTAATGGAAGCGTTGCAAGTTGCTGTGCGCCCTGAAGGTTTTTAAGCAAATTACCACGCGTGGCATCGGCTAATATTTGGTTTTGTTGTTCAACCGCCGTTTTAATTTGGTTATTAATCGCGTTCAACTTTACCGCAAGTTCTTTCTGTGTTCCTGAGCCAACCACGGCGTTGGAAAACGCGCTTTGTAATTTGCTTCGTTCATCTTCGAGGGCTGCAAGTGAGCCTTCAGTAAATGCCTTTACCGTTTCCTTTGCCGCCTCTTTGCCTAATTTGCCACCTAAATTTCGTGCTGGAACTTCTGGTTTAAATTTATTTAACTCCGATTCAATCCCTTTGATTTCTTCGCTTAATTTTTTATAATCCGCAGAACCAAATAAAACAACCTTTCTTTGCTTTCTCTTTTCAGATAACTTTTGTTCTAATCCTTCCTGAGTACCCAACAATGCAGCCGCCTGTTCCTTTGCAATTCTTTCTTGTTCTTTAAGCGCCTCTTTATTAATTAAATTTATTTCTTTGTTTCCATCTTTGATTTGCTGATTGAAAACTTTGAAGAAGGAAAGAATTGAACCCTCAGGCTTTGTAAACTCGGCAAACGCTTTTTTATACGCGTTCAATCGGTTTGGGACTTGCTCAAAGTAATTAAGTATTCCAGATAAAACGCCGTTTAAAAATAACTTACCTTTTGCCGTGGCAATTTCAAATTCCACTCCCGTGGTTGCAAGGGTTTGATTATAAGCAACCTCACTTATTTTTAATTGCTCATTAACCCTAAATAATTCTTCTTGCTGCTTTTGATAAAGGTTACTTGATAAAGTTACGTCGTCCGTACTTTGCAAAACGTCGCCCAATGTTATCAAGAACTCTTTACCAATGTCTTCGCCTGGTCCGCCAAAAACATCTGCGATAACCGTTTGAAGCTGCGAACCTGCAACGCCTGTTTCCGTTATTTTATCGGTAACAAGTCCAAATGCCTGACCCGATGTTACTGAGCCATTATTTATATTTGTAAATAATTCGTCTGTAAATTCTTTGCCAAAAGCATTTTCCAAGGCTGCCCTCGATGCTTTCGTTTGTTCGTTTATCCTTAATCCAAATTCTTTTACCGTATCAAGTCCCTTATCTGAAAATATGCCTTCATTTGCTGAGGCAATAGAAACCCTTAAAAAATCTTCGGCGCTTAATCCAGCATCTCTAAATTGAACCGAATATTCTTTTAAGCCACTAAGAAACTGCCCTTGCGCGTCTGCACCTTTTCGGAAACCAATTTCAACCACGTCCAACGCCTGAGCAAAAGAAATACCCAATGCCTTGCTTGCGCTATTTGCCGCAACAACAATCTCATCAACGTTTTTGCCATACGTAACCGCAATGGCTTGACTTGTTGCCACGACTTGCGTCAATTCTTCGCCTGTAATTTGTGTAAAGTTTGTAACCTGAGCCGATAACTCCTGCGTTGCTCTTGCTGCCTCAATCAATCCTCCAACGATTTCACTTATAGCTTGAAACGCGGTTAAGGCAATTCCAATACCTCCAAGACCCGTTGATAAAGCTCCTGAAGATTTACCTAAATTTGCAAAACCTTCTTGTATCCCACCAATAGCCCCTGTAACTTGTCCAAGTGTTCCGCTTAACTTTGGAAAAAAGTTTGATAAGGCTTCGGTATATCCACCGACGTTTCTTTGAAATTGTCCAACATTTGCATCAATGCCTTTTAACTTCTTATCTAATTGACCAATGGAAATAATCAAGTCCCTTGCTTCTTGACTGGAAGCCTGTTCCGATGCCGCCAAATCTTTGTATCGGTTGCGTTGGTCGTTTAGCTCTTTGCTTAGTTTTCGATACGCCCCGTTGGCTTTGTCGGTTGCGGTTATTTCTTCGTTGCGGCTTTTGATTTGCTCCTTAACAACTTTGTTAACCTCCATTTGCGCCGCCTTCAAGTCAACCAACTTCGCCTCAAGTTTCTTGATTTCTTGAACGTCTGTTGTTTTCTTGATTTCCGCGTTTACGTCGGCAATGGCTCTTTTCAACTCCGTTGCCGTTTCAACCGTTTTGCCTAAGCCGTCTATTACTATTTGAAAACCTATTACTTTTGACATTATCCCTTTGTTACGCCGTTTACAATAACTTCATAATTTGCCCCATCGTAATGAGTATCAATGTTTATTCCTATGGTTGAGCCGCCAATAATATACTGAATGGTTGGTATCAACTTTTGCCCGTTCTGGAATACAAGTACATTTGCATTCGTGTTACTTACCTGCGTTATCCCTGAGTTGACAGGTAATACAAGTACGTTGGTCATCGAGTTAAGGAACGGCGTATAAGATAACTGAATGTTTACCGTCGCCCCATTTGCTCCAACCAAGCCACTGCCAGATCCTGTGACCGTGCCACCCTGAGGCGGTGCGCCTGCCAGGGTAATCGTATTTGATACTTTGCTTAAGTCATTTACATTTGGCTTTTCATCGTATAAAATAACGGTTCTTGCTGGGCTATTGCTTTTGGGATTGTATTCCAATTCCTGAATGATGAAATTAGAACTTCCTATCATTCCTTTGCGCCTGAATGACAGTTGGGTTATATCTTTGTTTTCCCATTTGACAAAGGTAGTGTATTGCTTTCCAAGTTCTATTCGCTTGTACGTTTGAAGATGAAACGTTTTAAAAACGCCTTGCATCACATTTGTATAATTCGTGACTTCATCGGAAAAGCTAAGGTTAAAATCGCCACCGCTCGGGTCATTGTAATTTACCATGAACGCCGCTGGAAAATCAAAAGCCGAAGCCGCTGAACTTGCTTCATCGTACAAACGAACGTATCCATCTAATCCGCTTCGCCTGCCTGCGTAATAAAGCAAACGAGGTGCAAGGTTATAATTTGGCTCAGCATCGGGTACGGTATTATAATCGTCACCGAAAACAAGTGGCATCTGCGCCCCGTATGTTCCACCCGTGGTAATCGCCACGTCGTTTATATGAATGGCTTTGGCGAAGAACTTTGTATAAAGAAATTCAATCCCATTTGGAAAACGATCCTCTGGAAAGTTGTAACCTCCTGAGTAAATGTTAACGCCGCGCCTTGCTTCCTCTTTGTTCGTGGTATCGTCATCCGTGGCATACGCCAGTACCTGACTTGACTTGTAATTATCTAATATGGTTAATTCGCTGCCGTCAATGTCTCGGGTATTTAAATCGTACTTATTCGTGTCCTTAAAAAAGCCGTCAAACGTTGTAAGGGTAATCGCTCCGCTTGCATTGGCTCGATACCTTACCGTATAATTGTCCTTTGGATACGCGTAAACCTGTTTGCTTAGCACGTCGGTTTCCCATGCAAGGTTGAAAATGGTTGTTAAGTCAGAAATAATATCTTTGACATACCATGAGTTAGGTATAATGTATTCCAAGTTTACGGTTTCTCCTTCCTCTAACCCCTCCTTTTGTGCCACCACGGAGAATGAGCCACCAATAACAAGGTTAAATGTGACGTTCTCGTACCTCAACCGCATTTTAACCGTGTCCCCTGCCACCAAGTCCCCCAGGAATTCGAGGGCAATGGAATCATTTAACGATGTTTCATTGGTTAAATCATACGTTGAAACGTTGTTTCCATTGACTTCAAAGAAAAGAATGAGTTCTGCAAATTGGTTTAAGTCACCTATGGAAGCCGTTAAGGTAACGTTTAACTCAGCGATTAACTCGTATAAAGCATTTATTGGCACGGTATAAACGCCACCTGAATAATTGCCTCCAGTGTCAAAGTTGGGTGACGTTGTTTCGTTTGTGAATGTAATGTCAACCGTCCCGTAATCACCTGAGGAATAAACGAAGGACGAAGGCGAAGGATTTGAAGCCCTCAAGTTTACAAAATCTGCAATATAATCAGCATCAAGGTTAAGCCCCATTGGAATAATCAAACGACTAAAAGGATCGGTTTTGAAGATGCTGTTTAATTGATATCCTTTATTTTGAAAAGCCTTTTCCAATATTTGCCAAATGAAAATGGCAGGTGTCAACTCATTGTCAACAATGTACGTTTCATTAGCCCAAGCTTTCCATTTCATCAGGATGAAGCAATGTTCCGAAGTCAATGGATTATAATTCGTTTTTACCGTTGCTGTGGAAACGGTTATGTCCTGCCAGCCCAATGATCTCACTAAGATGTTGCCCACGTCTGCGAACCAATCTGCATTATTTCCAATCAAAGCAACCTTGTAATTATTTGCTTTGAATCCGTGGTTCATTGCGTTTAATTCGCCTGAATCCAACCGTGCTTTTCCTGTGAGAATTGGAACGCCGTTTGCCTCCAGCCGTGCGGGTAATAACTTGTAAGCATTGGTTACAATGACATTTGGCGTTTCAATGTTTTCAAAGATTTCAATGTTCGTCTTTGTGCCTGGAAGTGTTACATTCCTTTTCGAGTGCGCCCCTGAAATGTTACCAAGCTCAATGTTCTCAATAGAATAATCAATAGTTACATTAACATCCTTTTGGTTTAAATCGACTTCTTGATTATTTATAAATAATTTTATCATAGCTGAGCGACTGGCGTATTTTGGTAAATGATTTCAAACGTAACACCAATGTCTGTCGCCCTGTTGTTATCCGTGTTTATCTCCCCGTTAGCAATGGTTACATTAACGTATTTCCCATTTTCAATAATGTACACCTCAGGAGAATTAAACATTGTGGCAATGTACAACGCATCCTCATGACTTACCGCCACCGTGACTGTCTTACTTTTGTTTGACCTTTGATTAACCTTAATAACATTTTTGTCAAACGTGTTAGCTTTTGGACTTGCGGCAATGTTCCACCTTTGCGCAAGATTAATCGTATCCGCGTTGCTCGTTTGCTTATCAATCATTAAGCCTGTAAACTGGTAACTTTCCGCGCCTCCATGCTTACCGAACCAATGAAGCTCAATGTTATCGTTGCAATTAGGATAAATGTAAATTCTTTGCCTTTCGCTTAGGCGCGTGTACGTCCCTGAGTAAACACCAACGGAGACATCGTAATAATCGTAAAGGTCGGGATTGGTTGGAAAATTGCCAGCGTGAAAAATGGCACTGCTTCCAAATATATTTGATACGCCAGCGGACAAAGAATATAAGTCATTGTTTGCCGTGGAATTTAAATTGTCAACAATCGTAACGGCTGAACTTCCAGACTTTAAATAAAATTCAAATTGAGCCGCGTTTGTTCCACGCCCGATGTAACTTAAAAATATGTTACCCGAGGAATTGCATTTTATAAAATCATTCCTTTGTGTCAGGAATAAAAAAGGATTTGCCGAGGGTTGATAAAAATCCCCCATGTCGTATTCCCCATCCACAAACAATGAAGGCAAAACGTATGCCGTGGTGCTGCTTTGCGCTGCCGTGGAGGTAACTACGAAGCCCGATGAATTAATCGTTTGATTAAACGCCGTGCAATACAATGATGAAATAACGTCGGTATTATTTGTAAGACTGAACCCGTAAAGGTTTCCGAAGAAACTTGTTTTGGCGTTTGTCTTTGGTGCAAGCTGAGTAATCAAGAACGATTGGACATTTGTGTCAAACACCGCCGAAGTTCCACTTGTTCCCGTTTGAGCCGCCAAGAAAGAACCTTCCAATGTTCCATCAAGATAAACATTGACTTGCTGCTGAATAACCCCAGACGGTTCAATGGAACGAAACGCCACGGGATAAAGGCTACTTGAAATGGTATCGGGGTTTATCGTGTAACTCATCTGTTTAAAATTGATTTGTAAAATGTTTCAACCGTGGTTTCAATGCTGTATGTAATCGCCCTGTTTATCAACTCAGCCATTTCAGCCTCCTTCTTTTCCAACGCCTGTTCAATAAAGCCTGTCCGCTTTCCCGTCTTTGAATGCTTTTGACTTTTAATCGTTGGCATTCCCTCCTTTTTATGCTTTGAGGCAATGGCAAAAGCAATTCCCTTTGCCTCTTTGTCACTTTTCCCCATGCGTTTTTTAACGTACTCGATTAAGCCAGAAATATATTTGCTTGTTTTATTTCCGCTGCCTGGGTAATAAGGAATCTTTGTTGCAAGTACCCCTTTGTTATTGATTGCCATATACTCTGGAACATAGCCTTCAATGATTAATTCATTTGTTTGGAATCGTATAACCGTTTCCATGTTCTTTATGGCTGAGCCTGTCAAGTTATGCCCTTGCGCTTTCCATTCATTCGCCACGGCTTCAATAGCCATTTGCGCAATGTCATCCGCTAAAATTTGCAGCTCTTTCTCCATAATGAAAAGAGGTAACCCCGAAGGGCTACCGTGTTTTTATGCCACTGTCAAAGCCAATGCACTTGCGTTAAATTTCACCTCGTCCCCCGTTGCAATGGTCTTACTTGCCGTCAACGCGCCTGCAAATAACATATTTCCACCCGTGATGGTATCAAACACTGCCACGTGCGTAGCCGTTGCGCCCGATGCTGCACTTGATGTAATGGTAATCGCTGCCGTGTTTGTCAATGTCCCTGCGCCACCTGTTCCCCGTGTCCATCCACCTGCTGCCACGGCAACGCGTGTGTACAATGCACCTGTGGCAGAGCCTGCATCAGTTGGGTCTTGTGAATACAATTGGACAAAGGTAGATGTGGGAGCGGAAGCGAAGGCAGAGCCGTTTATCCACCCTGTGATTTGGTCTTCTAAATAATTTGAAAATGCCATGATATTTATTTTTTAGTTAAGGTTAAAATCTGGTTGAACAACGTCAAACGTTTCGGGAATTCCAAGTATTTGACTTTCGTCGCAAAAGGTAATATACCAAAAGGGAGGTTCATTTAATGAAGCAAATTGAACGTCAACCGCCTGTAATGTTGTTCCATTTGGCTTTGGTAAGCCTTCATTGATTCGACAAATGTCCTGCGCGTGCAAGGCATCAGCCTCATTGGTGTATTTGTAGCCGTTAATAGATGCCATAAAATGAGTTTATGTTGTTAGTAATGCCAATTCTATTAGTGTCTTGATTAAAAGAATAAAATATTAATTCATTAAATGTAATTTTTAAAGATCTGTATTGATTAGAAGGTAATTTTGAAAAACCTCCTGAAGTTGTTAATGCGCCTCTTGTTCCTAATAAAATATTATTTCGATATTGATTAACACCAACTAAATAATTGATATTCATATTATTTAAATACATAGTATTTATTTGAAATAAATTAGATATTGATATAAAGTCGTTGCCTAAAACATATTGTTGAGTTCTGTAATCAAGCCATAAATATGAAGTTTGTGTATTCAAAAGAACCGCAGTATTGCTATCAATATTCTTTTCGTAGGTCATCCAAAAAGAATAATTATCATTAGTATTTACTAAAATAGGCGTAAGATTTAAAAACATTGCACTTGTTGCTTCTATGTATGGTTTTCCAAATCTTAAAATTAAATTACCACTACTTACTATTTGCGGCTGACTTGCTTGTGTTGTTTGCGTTGCATTGTTTGCATTCCCACTTTGGTCATACCACGTGGTTACAAATACATTTTGATTACTTCCACCTGCATTCCAAAAAGTACTAAATGTAACTTGCTGTCCAATACTAAGCCCACTTGTTCCAACGGCAGTAACTGTAACCGTGCTACTTGCGCTTATCGTACTATTTACATCAAAAGAAACATCACCTTCTGCACCGCTTATACTTGCCCTCACCCTTACTGCACTCCCTGTGTATGCCGTTCTTAACTTGCGCAAAGAATAAGCCGCTGCCGCATTTGGATATAAATCAAGTAACAAGGAAGCCGCCGCCTGCACCGTCAAATCTGCCGTTGTTGTCCCTGTGGCTAACAAGGAGGCATTGAAGGTTTTCGGTATGGTAATATTCCCTGTGACACTTGCCGACGTTAACAAGGAGGCTTGCGCCTTTTGAACAAAGGAAATATCACCCGTCAATGATGCTAAAGCGGATAAATTAGCTTGCGCCTTTTGAACGAATGAAATGTCACCGCCTAACAAGGCATTGGCGTTTAAATTTGATGCAACCTTTTGAACAAAGTTAATGTCAGCCGTCACCGTTGCCCTGCCTTCCAAACTTGCGGCAAATTTCAACACAGTGGTCAATGATGCGGTCAAGTTGCTCGATGTTACAATGTTCGCAATACACTGAACCAACGTAATGATACCAGGGTCACAGTTGGTAGGAACAACCAAGTTGAAGCTAAGTTGTACGGTAATCATTCTTTGAAGTCCCGTAAAGGAATCAAAGGTAATCGACGGCGCTTCGGGAATAAAAAGGTAATTTGGTAAAATGCTTTGTTTTATCTTGTTCAACCTTTGAACAAAGTAATTTGCATATTGCTGAAGATTTGCCCATTTGTCAATTTGCAAGGTCGGGTCTTCATCGCCTTCGTTATCGTATCCAAGTAAATCGTCAAAGAAAATGGTCACTTGATACGTGTCTTGTTTCCGTGTTTGGTCTGAGCCTGTAATCGTTGGCACGGAAAAGAAAACGCGCGGGAACTCGTTCAACTCCTGAAAGTCCTCAGTGTTTCCTTGTCGAACACGGTCGGAAGCCCAACCGAAATTGTAGCTTTTTATCGCCGTTATATTATCCGCGGTATCCTTAAAAATATCACTTATTTCCCTAATGTTCATTTTTTACTTTGCTTTTGTATCTCATTGTAAAGATTATCCTCAGCCGCTTTGCTCGCAAGGTATTGAAATACCTCGTACAAATTTGCCTTTTCGCTTGATTGTAAGGGGGTGAGCCCTGCCAAGTTAAACAAGCCGCACTCAGCTATTTTCTTAATCGTCAAGTACCAACCGTATTTGTCATTTAATTGTCTTGAAGCGCTGGCATACTTTGCATCGCCTTGCGAAGCATAGAGGTCTGCAAATCTACTTGATAACTCTCGCTTAACTTCGTCAAAAAAAAACCAATTTCAAAGCCAACTTGTAAGGGCAATTTTAAAAAGTCAATGCAATTCCTTTGAAAAACCTCGTCGCTATATGCCTCATCCTTTTTCCTGAGCAACACGGCAATAACATGAAGCAAGCCCTGTGCGTCATTGTTTTCAATCGCCTTGCGCCCCTTGTCAAATTGGGCTGCTTCCGCGAATTCAAGTAACGTGGACTTTGCCATTAGCTTATCAGGAAGGTAATACAAGGTTCCGTTGAAGTCGTAAATTTGTTTATACTTAAGTTCCTCTGGTACGCTTATCGCATTGAGGATCTTTGAGAACATGAAGGTCAAATATTTTAACTCCAGACTTTCGGCAACCTTGCCATAACAAGCATCCAAAGGAATGCCCGTGAAATAATTTACCACCTTTGCCATGTACGGGTATTTTACCTGTGCCTCCCAGACCTCGTCCATGATTTCAAGGCACTTGTCCAATGCCTTTTGATTTGCGTTGAATTGGTCAATCAATGCAGGAAGGAAACGGCGTACATTGTCTTTGACATCATTTGTCAAAAGGATTATTTCCAATTCTTGCACCACGTCTGTCGGCGTTGTTTTCAAGTCAATGCCCAACTTCTTTGCATACGGTTTAATTTTATCATACGCCGCAATCATTTGCTTTTGTGCAATGAGGGCATCAAGTTCAACCTCAGGGTATTGAGGAAGGATAAATTTATGGAAATAAACGTATTGTTCCAACGTTATATCCGCGGCGGTCTCAGGATAAAAATACTTTGTATCGGAGTGGCTTAAATGAAATTGTACCATTATTTTCTTTTGCTTTTTCTTGAGGGTTCTGGAATATTATCTGCGATGCTTGCGCTCGGTTCAATGTTCTTTGGCTTATCAACCATTTGCGGCAATGCTTTTTCATGGCTCACCAATGGCAATGACTCAGGGCGTTTTAATTCCCTGTACATTCCCGTGCCAGTCAATCTTACCGCCTTTTCAAGGTGTGAGCGAAGGAGGAGCAATTGTTTTCTTCGCATCGGATGCTCTTGTATTTCCTTTGTTATCTCCTCAATCAGGTGAATGATGTAAACCGCCTTTTCGTTGTTTGTCATTTCGTTATTATGTTTTTTAAATGCAATTCAACTTCGCACCAGTACGCCGTGTTTTCGTCCACGTCTGAGCCAAGTTGTCCGCAAATCGTTTGATTGTTGCTTATAATTTGTTCGGTTAAAAACAATGAAATTTCCTTTGCCTTTTTAAAGCCATCGTATTCACCCGTGACATTATGCCTGTATGGCAGTTGGTCATATATTTGTAAATGCAATTCCCTTGCCTTTTCCTTCGGTGTCATAGGTTTTGTATTTCTTTTTTTACTTCTTTCCAATAATTAATGGAAGGGGATGTGTCCTGAGTAGTCGTTAAAAGATAATGAATTTTTATTAACTCATCCACGGCAACCAATGCGCATTTTTTAGCATTAATTTTTTTCATGTTATCGCCTAAAAATGAGGTTATTTCATTTCTAAACTTATCAACTAACTCCTCTGCTTTTTCTTTTGGTGTCATTTGTTTGCCTTGATTAATAGGATTTATTAATATATCTTTTGAACTTGTTGTATCTGATTTACCTAAAACTTCAGGAAACCTTGCTAAAAATTCAACCGTCGTTTGTTTTTCCATGTTTTTTAATTGTGCGCAAGTGAATCAGAGCCTTGCATTAAACGAAGCGAGGCATAGCGAACTCCGTCAATCCCGTGCTGATGCATATCCATTGGCGTTGAAGATTTCTTGTCATTCCAAATATAATTCCTTAATTCAAACTTTAAATTATACGATTCCTCTGTTACAACAATCGTAAAATCAAGCATTCGTTTTATTCCGTCAACCACGCTGCCAGCGTACTTTTCCGTTTTATTTACATTGATACCGTTGCTCAAAAGCGCGTCAATCAAACGTGGCTCACTTGTATCAGCCACAATCAAGGCATCCGTTTCAACCTCATTCCTTATCCTTGTAACAACCATGTCATAAGAAAGGCTTTGTTCGTAAATGATTTCCTTTACATAAATCTTATTTGCCGTGGTATCAACCGCGACTTTGACAAGTGCCAAAGGATCGGGATAAAATCCAAAGTCAAGCCCGTAGGCAAAAGGTAGGCTTGTATCAAATTCGCCCTCCACCCAGTTTGGAAATATTACGCCCTGTTTCTTATCCAGCCACTTGCCAAGGAATCGGTGCGCGTATGCCTCAGGTGACTTGCTTTTAATCGCCTCAATCTTTGCTATATAATCCTTGCTTATGTTATGGTAGTTATCAAGGTAAGTCGTATGAATGTGAGTTATATCTGGGTGCGTGCTTATCGGGACCATGTGCCCGTCAATCGTTTCCATGCGGTGTGACTTTTCAAACCACCGTTTCCAAATCCAATGCTCCACGTCTTGCGGGTTCATCACCAAGATAACAAGGTTAGGCGTATCAGGCATACGAATACTTTCGTCAATGGTATCAAAGTCCTTTTCGCTTACAAATTCCTCAGCTTCATCGACGATGAAAACATTTAAGCCAGGTATTGATTTTAGTTTTGCCGTTTGATTTCCTGAACTTGTTTTGATTCCTGAAAAGATTATTTCACTCTTTGTCACCTTGTGCCCAATTTGCGCGTTGGTCATATTGAACTCATCACCCACGCCAAGCAAATCAATCTTTTCACGGAACTCAGGGATAACGGAAATATTGGCACTTGATAACGTGTACCGGGTAAAGAGTACCTTCCAATTTTTGTAAGCAAGTAACATATTACAAGCCCAAAGCCCCACGGTAAAAGACTTTGCCGAACCACGTCCACCCGTGATAAGGAAGTAACGCGTCCGAGGTTGCCAAAGGGCTTGGTATTTGTCACTGACTTTTATCTCCATCCTTTGTAAATATAATCGTTGGCACGGTCACCTTTTCCCCCTGCGTCGTGATATCAATGTTTTGCTTTGCCTTCCCGTATGCCCTGTCAAGAAGCAACTGAGCCGCCTTGATGTCACCCTTTGCCGCCTGTTCCCTTAGCTTCATGATAATCGCCTCGGCAGCCGTGATGCCGTCTTTCTCCTGACCCATTACATTTGCCATGATCAAGTCAAGGGCGGGGAGTTTCTTGGGGCGTCCGTTGGGGTTGCCTGTCTCTCCTTTTTTAAATTTAGTATGCTCAGGTGGTTTGCCTTTCATTTTCCCTGTTTTAACCCTGTTTTAGAATTGGTTTTTTAAATACTTTCCAATCTACTAAATGGTGATGCCTATTAAACCTTATAACGGTTTTAGCATATTGCGGCCAAACAGCTTCTAACATCTTTGCTTTTAATAAATTCTTTTTAGGGTCATTCCCTTTGTAAAGTTCTGTTTGGTTTCCACCTTTCATTTTATCTGCCGTGCTTACCTTGTTTGCCATATAGTAAACGCAACTTGCCGTTGTTCCTCCGTTATGCAATACTTGTAAACACAAATCAACATCTTCATTATATTTTAATCGCCACCTATAAGGTAAATTATTTTTTATTAACATTGTGGAATAAACATGACAATTAATTTTAAAAGGTTGTTTTGGTGGTCTAACGCAAAAATTATACTCTTCAAAACCCCCAATGTCAATAGAATGACTTTTTACAAAAGATTCAACATAACAAAAAGCTGAATTAATATTTTCCCATTTTTCTCTAAACCTATTAACCCATTTTCTAAAATGTAAGATATTATCATCAAGTAACCAATGATAAGTATATCCTAAGTTCTTTGCGTGTTCCCAACAAAAATTCCTTGCTGGATAACTTCCTAATCCTAAGTTTGAAAAAGGTAATTTTAATAACCTATGAACACCAACTTTATTAGCATATAAATCATATTCTTGAGGTTCAACTGCAATTAAATAATTAATACCTGAATTATTTAAAATATCAGCCGTTAAAGTTTTTTCATATCTTCCTTTAGATATTATATAGACAGGGTACTCATGTTTACTTGCCATGCCATGTTTCTTTTTTCAAACTTTATACCTAAGTTATTTAAATAACTTTCTGCTTCTTCTTTTCCATCAAAAATAAATACAACTCTTTGAACATTTGCCGCATTGCCTATTGGGTCAAATTCTTCATTAATATCTACATCTTCATCTGTCATTGTATTTACATCTAAACCTGCCGACCAATTCGGTATCTCCAACCCCCACGCTTCCAAGTCCACGACCTCCCAATCGTTCGCAAGTGTGTCCCAGTCCCATGACCCCGTGTTGGCGTTTAATCGAATGTTCAATTCCTTTTCATCTGCCTCATTCAAGTCAACGATAACGCATTCAATTTCCTTGATGCCAAGCTTCTTCAACTCACGGACACGGAAATGACCGCCGACGATGTACCCCGTTTGCTTGTTAAAAATAATAGGTTCAACCATGCCAAACTTTTCAAGGCTCTCCTTCAAATGCTTTTCCTGCTTTGCCGTGCTTTGCCGTGGGTTGTAAGGCGCTGGCATTAAATCGGCAATTTGCTTTTTTTCGATTTTCATGCCTCCTTGCTTTTTAAAAAGAGTTGGTAAAGTTCGGACATTGGTCTTTGTTCGTCTTTTGGCTTTTGCAATTTGCCGTTAAGATAATTTAAAATGTATTTTTCCTTTACAAGCCATTCAGAAAACAAATCCATGTTATCAAGTTCCCTAATCTTTGCCTCCTTAAATATGTTTTTCAAAAATATGCCTTCCAAACTTTCGTCAATTTGCAGATAAGTCTTTTTAGCAAGGTTGTAATCCTTTTCAGTTAATTCTTTTTTTAACCAATCAACAGGCGATTGTTTTACGTTTCCCTTCATATTTTCTTCAGCAACTCTTTAATTAATCGCTTGTAAATTTTTGTTTCAATTTTCTTTTCCAACCGTCTTTGTGCGTTGATTTCAGCCGCCCTTTCTTTCCACTGTCTTTCGGCTTCTGGATCGCAATAAGCGCTCGAGTTCTGAAATTCTTTAAATGCAACCTCGACGTTTGATTTGTACAAATCTTTTACCGTGTTTTCTTTTTCGTTTGGGTCAAACGATAAATTATTATTACCTCCAGATATTGCCATTATATTCCTTTTAACACTTGTTTACGTTTGTTGTTGACGGTAAGCAAATTTCGCTCAGTCAAAAGCCATTTCCTGCCAGCCTGCAAATGATTGAAATAATTCCCATCCTTTTCCAAAGCCTCTTTAAATTGTCCGCTCAAATCGTCGTTATCTTCGTACAACCGGACGCCTGGAACATTGAACTCCGTTATTTCCTTAGGTGCATAAGGTACGCAACCAGTGACAAGCATCTCCATGGCAAAGTTATTCGACTTGCTTTGGTTGAAATTGTCATTTGTCAAAGGAAACACGGCGTAATGAGCCGCACTGTTTTTGATCAGCTCGAAATATTGAAACAAGGAATTGTTCCACGGTATCACCTTGACATTTGGATACAATGTTTTACCCAACCACTCAGGGATTCCAATGAATGCAACCTCCGTGTCCTTGCGGCTGCTGACATAATGCCAAAATGTATCCACGGTTTTTAAGTCCTCAATGTGCGTCATGCTTCCACGCCACAACACGCGTTTTACCTTTGCCTCCAGTTTATCAGGCGACACGGGACAAAGGGGCGTCACTTGAAAGTCAATAGCGTTTGGAATAACCATTATCTTACTTTCGTCAAAGAATTGTTTGTAAAACTCTTTGAGGTATGGCGTTGATACAATTATATAATCGGCGTACTTGAAAGCCTTTTCAACAGATTCTTTTACCTGAGGTTTCCCGAAGTGTGCCGACGCTGGATTCGCGGCGTTGACCTCATGCAAAAGATCGTCATGATCCAGAATGATTTTTTTACCCATCTTCTTTGCCTCAGCGATCATGGATAACATGCCGTCACCGTTGGGCCGTTGGAAAAGGATAACGTCAACATCGTAAAAATCGTACCATTTTACCGTCTCAGGATTGAGGTAAGTAATATGAAGATTTACCATTTGTGAGCGAAGCCGCATAAATGGATTAACCGAACGATAATAATCGGTCGTTGGACTGGTTAAATTGGTTACAATGCCTAACCTCATTTATTGTTCTTTTGGTAAGTGTCCAATAAAAGGTTTAGAACATCTTCCATCGAGTGTTTGACGTTGGTTTCCTTCCAGAGTTGAAATTGCAAATCAAGCAACTTCTTTCTTATTTTTTCGTCCCGATAGCTTACCGAAAACACGGCGGCGGCTGGTTTATTCACATTCATTTTTTTGTTCTTTTAATCTGTAATAACGTTCCATTTGGTATTTATTTACCCTCTCTTTGTTCGCTTGATACCATGCCTTGTTTCTAATGCTTTTTTCAGCCTTCTTTTCCGCTGATTGGTTTTGGTGATAAAGCCTAAAATATTCCCTTTGCTTTTGCTTTTGGTATTCGGTCATATTTTCCCGATATTGCTTTTGATACTCAGGCGTCATAATTAAAATGGGAGTGATTCGTCTTTAACTGTTGTTTCATCTGTCATTTTCGGGTTGTTCTCCCC